CAATAAAGACGTTTAGCATATCAGACGGTAGGAACATGTTTGCGTTTAGAAATTCAGACAGTAATGCACCATATACTGGAGTTATAAAAGATAATTATGTAATGCCAATAACTAAAGACGTAGTTATTGGAACGTATTATTTTGCAAGATTGTACAAAGAGGTTGGAAAAGTCGAAATTTCAGATAATTACATATCAAACGGTAGAATGCCTATGGATAATGCTTCGGTAATATATAACGGACAAAAATTCTTTACTCGTTTAGGTTATGTTATCGATAGAACAACAAGACAATCATTATATGCCACAACCATTCCCACTAAAGGACGGTTTAACATTGGTGATGTTGTTTATAATACTGATCCATCAAACGGTGTATTTGCTTGGGTTAGAATGACAACAGGATTAAATAATGTTTCTGGTGTTGATTGGAAAACAGTTAGTGTTAATTGATAGGAGGAAACAATAAATGAATAATATTTTAAATATCCTATTGGCTGTTGTAAGTGTAATTATCGCATTTGGTGGTCTAGTGTGGTTAGAAAAAGAACTACGGCTTATGAAAACAAAGTCTAAATCACAAAATCTAAACTTAGCATTGGACTTCGCAATTGGAGCAGTAACATTTGCCGAGAAAGTTGTAGGTACAGGTGAAGAACAACGTTTGAACTCAATGTCTATTTTGCGCAAACGATTGGGCGATAATAATATATTGAAAAACTTTACTGACGAACAGATTGAACAAATTATCCAACAAGCTTATGCCCAATCTAAAGCTTCTGGTTTGATTAATGCGGTTAAAAAGGAGGACAAGTAACATGACGGTTGACATTAATAAAGTAATTTCATGGTTTGATAATCACATGGGTAAGATCAGTTATTCTATGACTGGTTCACGTAATGGTAGTGACGGTACTGGAGATTGTTCGGGTACCATGACACAAGCATTATATGAGGCAGGGGCAAGTAAACCGACATATCTATACTCAACCGAGACAATTCACCCCTATCTAATCAACAACGGCTTTTCTTTATATGCTGAAAATAAGCCATGGACAGCTAAACGTGGCGATATTGTCGTTATGGGTAAGCGTGGTGAGTCCGCTGGAGCTTTTGGACATATTGGGGTTATTTCAACTGACGACCCTGATGCATTGCTATTGAGTACATCGTATTGGACAGGTGGCGAAAGTGGTACGGCTGTTGGTAACGTTAAATTTGATGAAATGTGGGAGGCTGATGGTTCGCCGTACTTCTATGTATACCGTCAAAACAACTCTCAACCAGCACCAGCAATCCCTAATAAGATAGATCAAGTACTAGACGTTGGTGAGTATTTCTCTACTAAACCAGCATATCGTATTGACAAGTATGAATATGTAAATGGAGTAGAACAAGTCATTAGTTATGAATTAGCCAATGGTGGGAAAAGCCAAGAGTTTGATTGGACTAACAACGGCTGGGGATTGAAGTCGTTTGAGATTGTTGACAAAAACGGAGTAATTCAAAAAGACCAAACAACCGCCGTGGGAAAGTACATGCAACTACACAACCCTAAGCGTATCCGTGTAGCAGAAATTGATGAGGCTACTAATGGTGTAGGTATTGACACACGTTACGGTCGTATCTGGGCTGACGCAACAAGTTTCACAGAAGTATCTTAATAAGTAGACCGCCTTAATTGGTGGTTTTTTATTTTGTTCTTAAAAAGTGTTGACAAATTATTTATGTGTGGTAAGATTGGTTTATAGAAACGTAATACATTAATAGAAAAGAGGAACAAACGTGAGTTATTTAATTGGAGCAGTAGTAATATTAATCCCAACACTATTACTGGGTAAACATGTACGTACAAGTGAGATGATGGCAACGGTAAGTATATCAGCGCTAGTCTCAATGGTGTTGTTTATGTTAGCAGTGTGGTCGTTCTTGTTTAATGGAGGTGTTAATATTTAAATAAAGTATTGACAAGTTAAAATAAGCATGGTAAGATTAACACATAATAAAACGTAATACAAAAGGAGATTTAAAATGACACCAGATGTAAAGTACCGTAACCTAGATTTAGAACAACAGTTAGGTTTTGATTGGGACGAATACAATAAGTTAAACGTTTGGCAATTTGCAAAGTGGGGTATTAAGAACATTGACGCTAACAATTATGCGCAAGAGGTATTGAAGCGAGAAAAACTTAACACGCCGTACGATTGTGATTTGAAACAAGCCGTGGAATTAAAAAAATTAGAAAAGCAACACCAACGACTCATTAAGGAACAAAAGCGTCAACAAGCAACAAAAGACCGTAACCAATTAACATGTAAGAAGTGTGGTGGTCATGAGTTCCAATTAGCCGGTGATAACTCGAAGAAATATTCATTTGGTAAGTCGGTAGCTGGTTCAGTTGGATTAGGTGTTATGACTGGTGGATTAGGATTCATTGCGGGTGGTGCTGTTGGGTTTGCTGGTAAAAAAGGTAAGAAGAACACATTTGTTTGCATGAATTGTGGTAAAACTAGAGAGGTTCGCAAGTAATGTACCAGAATAAAATTTATCGAGTGACATTTTTAATAAAACAACTATTAGAATTTAGAGTTATTAAAAAATCTGATTGGGAAGTCTTTGACCTGAGTCCTGAAATGGATAACAAAACAATCATGCGTGATATTGCTGAGATTAAACGTTTGATGAAAGATATATATGGTTATGAACTAGTTTACAATCGAAATGAAAACCATTATGAACTTCGATAGACATAAAGAGTAGGCAAAATTAATATATGATCCAGTGATAATAGATTTGGTTATTGAGAGATTAGCACTGATTGAATTTGAATATAAAATAGAAAAGGAACGAGAAAATGAAATTTAAAGCACTGGTCGTAAACATTGACGGAATTGAATATTTAATAGATAGTATTAGCCGTGATTGGTTGGGTCGTTTTAGTTACCGGCTCGTGATGGGTTCTGATTACCACATGAACTATGATCCATACTTCTTAAATTACAAGGTTGCGTCTAAATTTAAAGAATATCTACCAACTAATGCTCATTTATTTGGTATTGGTGATGAAAATATGATGGAGGTTCTATAGTGTTTAATTTAGATGGTATGGTATCAAGGAGCAAACAAATGAAACTAGAACGGCAACAACGTCTTAATCAACTCAACGAACTTGTGATATTTAATAAGATGTTAGGACATAAGATTAATGTGAAAGATTTAACAAGCGCCATCGGTGTATCGGAGTCAACGTTAAAGAAATACTTTTATGAATTAGGATACACGCCGGTTAGTGATTATGTAAAGTTTGAGGAGAAGTTATGAATAATACACAAGAGTTACGAGAGTTTGTTTGGTCTAAGATTGGTGACCGTTTAAAGAGCCGTGGTGTTGATATGTACGACTTAAAAAACATGAACGTTCGAGACTTCACCGGCGTGTATAATCAAGCATGGGACGTTACAATTAAGGAGATGGGGTTATGAAAAAGTTATATTTGAAGCATGACCGTAAACAAACAATAAAATAACATCTTGAATTAATGTTCGGAAAATGATATAATTAAGGGTAAACTATTTTAAGGAGACCCCACATTATGCATCAAATTCCGGACATTTTTAATTTATCCGTTGCTTATAACGACCCAATTGTACGTGCCATATTATTAGCCGTAATTTTAGACTTCATCACAGGCATTTCTAAGGCTATCACCGAGCGCCGACTAAACTCCACAACATCTAGTAAGGGTTTGATTAAACAGTTCTTATATGCCACGGTTCCGGCTTGTTCGATGTTCATATTCGATAGCTTTAACGCACATGAGTATTGGAAGATGTTCGTGTTGATTTGCCTAATGAGTGTTGTGTTATCGATCATAGAGAATTGGGTAGCATTAGGGTTACCATTCCCTGAACAAATAAGCAAGTATATTGATAGTGAAAAGACAAAACTAAATAAAGACCGCTAAAAAAGCCCCTACAATCAAGTAGAGGTTTCTTTTTATGCGGCCATGAAGTTAAATGTGATTGATATAAAACCTCCTGGGTTAATTGCCCTACCAGTAAAGTTCGTTAATAATATATTTCCGTTTGTGTCAATATCTACTTCGTATACCCCACCAGCAGATGGTGTTGTTCCGAATACTCTCCCCATTGGTCGGCAACCAGCTGGTAATGTTCTCATCACTAAATTTGACTGACCATTATTTACTGTATGCTTATTGTTTAATACACCGTGAACTTGAACATTCTTACCAATTCTACGCACCATTGGTCTTACTGAGCGTGTATCGGCTGGGAAACCAACGTCACCATACCCATAAGTTAAGTCTTGTGTAAAGCGGTAAGGAAATACTAACTGTGTTGATGTTTGTGTTTGCGTGTTTACTTGATAAAATGCCACAAAGCTTTGAATATCTCCTAACAGAGTATCTCCATATTCACGATCATTCGATTTCACTGTAAACTGATTATTCGTAATGTTTCCCATACCATCATCTTTGTTCTCTTTTGTCAAGTCAATTTCTAAACCTAAATACTGAGATGTTCCGGCTGTTAATGTGTATTGTGTATTAGCTTTTAGTTCAAACAGTCTACCTTGTATTAATGCCCGACCAGCTGTTAAAGTTGCGCTGGTTGGCGTCACGTCTCGTATTTCTAAACCAGACAAGATATAATTTCCATCTTTACCATATATCTGAGCGTCATTAGCCGGTGAGATGTTCATTAGATCAGCGGTGTAAACTATTTCATTAGTGTTTAATGTCATATTTTAAATCTCCTCTTGTATTACTTATTTTGTTATGCTACAATATTAGTATAACATATATCAAAGGAGAATTAAAGACATGAAATTTATCTATGAAGACGCACAATTGGTGAAGACGGCGAACGGTATGCCTGAAATGGATGAGAACAATCAACCAAAAATCAACATTACAAAGTACAACTTCTTACGTACACTTAACACAGAAGAGATGTTCCGTAATGAGACCGGTCAAGAAATGAACGCTCAATTAGCAGAGGTCTTGCAAACACTAATGAACGTTGAAAAGGACAATCCAACACCAGGAGATATTCAACGTGTAACTTCACTAGACACAATCGACGCAATCCACCAAGTTCTTAAGTTCATGTACGCTGAGAAAAAAGGTGATATTCTAGTACAAAACGAAGAAACTCGTGCAAATTATGAAGAATTAGACTTATATGAAAAAGAAGTAATCGGTAAATACTTTCGCCGAATTTAAAATACCTAAGCGCTTACAATCAAAAGGTGAAGGTGGTTCTAAATATTATAGTGTGTTCAAGATAATAGCAACACTAATGTATATGAACCAACCCAGAAGTGAAATATTGCAACTTGATATTATACAAGCACTAACATATATCCAAGCGTATAGTAAAGTTACATCTGAACCAAAGAAAAAGTCCCCCAAATAACTGGAGGGCTTTTTTATATGAAGTCTTGTATTGAATAAACATATAAACTAAATGGTATATGTTGTCCTACTTCGTTTGTAACTGATATGTTTGCTGGATCATGGTTGATTGTGTTCATGATACTGTATAACACGGCGTATTGGTCGCTAATATTATCCCAAACAGTAGACGCAACATAACCACTTTGTAACAACGTGAATTTGGAAACATTATCAAAATCACCTGTACTGTAAGTTATGAAGTCTGATGATATGCCGTTGGTTGAAGATAAATTACTAGAGCTTATTTCTGCAGTATATTGTGTGTTTGATAATTTAATAGAACCCTTTAAATAATTTGGTTCGATTGCTATAATAAATCTGTTCTTGTCAATTGGTAAGGTTAATTGGTTTAGTATTGTACTTACACCGTATTTGTAATTATATTTATAAGTGTTTGATGGTTTTGTCTCATAATCAGGAATGGTTTCATCTCCAACCTTAGCTAATCCAACATGTGCCGAACCAACAAGTGCCGATGAACTTTTAGCAACTGTTCTTAGTAATTGATGATATTTTTTTGTACCACCAATATATGTTTCCGTTAACGTTGGTCTATATGATAGTGCTGATTGCCAACGACCAAACAAAGTAACAGTAATTATAACTTGTGCTCCGTTTAAATAACTAGTATCTACCATTTCTATTGATGATACGGCACATGCTTTATTAAATGTTTTAGACTTGTCAGGTGTAGTCGCCACTGATATTTTGTTTATGTCCTGTGAGTATGAATTTACCCAATCCGCACGTTCATCACGACCACTATTTTCACCCTCAAATGTAAGCGTTATCTTAACCGAGTAGTCTCCATACATACCAATAACACCGCCTGATAACCTAACAGTAGATGAGTATTCTGGGTTTAAGCTATCGTAATCACTCATATCTAGGTATTTATAACCAGTATCGCTAGGATCTGATGAAAACGTTGTATCAGCCGTGTGTAAATATATTGTCCTTGTGTCTGCCATGATTAATCTCCTAATGTAATATCGTCATTCTTACCAACAATTATATAACCACCCAATAAGTCAATCTCCCGCACTTCTAGATATGTTGGTGTGTCTGTTATCCCTAATATAGCAACAATGGTATTAAGGTAAACGGTTGATAGTCTATTCTCCGTTGTAACAGGTAATGCTGGGTTGTTTCTGGTACCAATTTCGTATCTATTTGCCATATCTATTTTGAAGTCTATCTCGTCATAGTCATAAAATAAAGAACCTTTTAACATACTCGTTGCTCTCGTTATCAATTCACCATCTTTTGGATTATCGCCGTCTAATTCACAGTAACCTAACCTCGGCGTATTAGCTTTAGGGTACGTTTTTCCAATTGTTACCTTTCCAATCTTATCTAACCATGCGTATTTGTATAAAGCACCGGTTGTCTGATTGTAACCATATACTAAATTGGTTCCTTCTGACCTGTTACGACTTCTCTTTGAATAATCAACAATCTTTTCGTTTAGAATAGGCAGTGTGAAATTACTATAACCTGTTCTGTTTATGACGTCTAATACAAATGGTTTGGTTGAATTTGGATAAGTCTTTATTATTATATCAAAATCACCATTTACACCCACTATCATCGTTTTAAATATATCATACATATTTACTTTTGTAGGGTTATCATAGTATCTATAATCTTTCGTGTCATATCTTACAGGGTTTAAGGGACTACCACTACCCCACTGTTTTAAGTATGGGTGTTCTGATGTTAGTCTATCCCACACATTTTTAGCACAATTAGAGACAATATATTCAATTTTATAATTACCTTTAAGAAATAACGTCTCTTCATCTAAACCAAAAACTGGTACAAATTTAAAGTTATCATCTTCAATATGAGTTAAAAACAATACGCCGTTACCAATATTTGTGTTTTCTAGAAAGTCGTCCATAAAATAAGGTGTCGTCCAAGATAACCCCCAAAAACTAAAAGCTGGGTCATTTCGATTAACGGCTGGTATCATAATATCATTTTGTCTGGGGTAATATCCAATCTCACTCGGATCATCATAGAATTTTATGATAACCTCTCGCAAACCCTCACTAGTTGATATATCTTTTGTTACGTATACTGGAATAGCGTAGTCGTGCCATGTGCCGGTTGTGTCTTTTTGCCAGAATATCATAGGTAGAGCTTTTTTGTTTATAAAGTCTGTCATATAATTTCCTCCATTCTTATTCTATTATATCAAAAAAAGTCCTAAATTAATAGGACTTACTTATTATCTAGCACCAATACCATTTTGTCTAAGAATAACCTTAACCTCACTTGCAATTGCCGAAGCGTCTGCCTTTGTGTTAGCTGTGATATTAAAGACAATATTTGTTCCTGATGTGTCTGTAGAAACGCCCTGAGGCGACGAATTTATACCACTAGTAAGGTTACTGTTCAAATTGACGTTTTGCCAGTCGCTGAGAAGGCTTTTTTTTACACTATCCGATGACTTAGATAGGTAACCAGCTTCTTTTTCCATACCAACACCAATACCCTGTGTGATATATTTACCAACCTCATCACGGAATACTCTTGACGGCGAATGAATACCTAATGCATGTTTAGCAGCGTTCAGAGCATGTTTAGCCATATCAGCCGCTGTACTTACCAAACCACCAATAGCCCCAGTGATACCCGACTTAATTCCCTCGACAATGTACGTACCTATTGAAGCAACGTTGGAGAACATACCTCTAATATCTCCCATAACACCTGAAAATAGATTTGAGATATTTTTACCGATGTTGCCAAAGCTATTAAGTATCTTACCACCAATATTAGAGAAGGAACTAACGACATTTCTAGCCACACCACCAATGTTTCCACCTATTGATGAGAATACATTACCAACTGACGAGAATGCAGAGGTTAGGGTGTTAAATATACCAGTTAATAAACCTCGTACAGATGAGAATACACTACCAACTGATACGAAACTAGAACTCAAACCAGAAGATACAGATCCAAAGAACGTACCTAATGATGAGAAAGCTGAACCAATACTAGAGAATATACCTGACATAGTACCAGCAACTGACGAGAATACGCCGGATAATCTAGACCATACCGAACTTATTGCTTGACCAACCGTAGAGAATATCTTACCTAGAACATTGACACTCGCACCCATAACAGTTCCCAGTATACCAGCAATAAAACTAATAATAGGAGATAATGCGTTGAATGCTTGACCCATAAAACCAATAACAGGAGTAAGCATTTTAATACCCACGGCTAATGCGTTAAATGCAAATGTTAGGGTAGACATAACACCTGACACAAAACCACCTAAGAATGAGCCTAGGACTTGAAATATTGGAACTAAGCTACCCGCCACGATTGATAGCACAGGTTGAATAGCGTTCCATAAATTACTGAATGCACCAAGTAATGGTTGAATAGCCGGAACAACCCAACCTAAGAACGATTGAAAACCAGCAGATAAAGCCGGTATAATTTGATTTGCAAGGTCTACTAACCCATCAAACTTCAAACTAGAGAACGCATTACCCAACATAGGAACAATAGAACTAGCTAAGTCCATAAGAGGTGAGAAGTCTGCTAGTTGAATATCCAAGTTTGAGAATGCACTAGTTAAATTACTAAAGTCTATGCTACGAACATCGTCTACCATCTCCATAATAGAACCAGATATTTGAGAGAAAACAGACATAGCGTCTTGTGCATTGAAACCCGAAAACATACCACTGAGAGCTGAGCCAATACCTGTAATAGTTGGTGTGATTCTACTAGCCATCCCATCAAAAGTCTTTTCTACTACGATACCTAATTGTGATATGATAGAACCAATGTCCTCAATCTTACCCAACGGCGTTTCGATATTAAGACCAGCGATACCATTATTGATACCAGTAATCATTTCAGCAACACCACGATTAATGGCAGTCTTTGCATTAGCCATAGATGTTCTAATACCGCTCATACTATCTTGAGCAATCTTAGATAGTGAAGCAATACCCCCGCCACCGTTTTTATCAAGGTTAACAAGTGCGTCATTAAATTGAGATACTGAAATGGAACCATCAGATAAGCCAGACTTTAGGGCATCAGTCGTAATACCCATTTGCTTAGCCATAGCATTCAAAGTTGGACCCAAACCACTATCAATCATTGAGTTCCATGTTTCAGCATCAATCTTACCATTAGAGAACGCTTGACTTAATTGGGTAATTGAGTTAGTAACCTGTTCAGTTGTTCCACCAAAACCTAGGATACCATCATTTAATGCCTTGAATACACTAACTGACTGTGGCATATTTCCATTAAGTGAAGAGGTTAACAGTTGTACACCAGAAACAGCACTATCAAGAGGTGTAGGTAAGCCGTTAATAGCACCCTTCAAGTTTTCCATCTCTTTTGTAACTACACTGGTTTTAACACCCATGTTTTGGAAGTTACGAGTTGAGTTATTCAGAGTATCAATACGTTTAATAGCACCCTCAACGTTAGAGCTAATTAATGAGAATGCTTTACCAGCTATATTAGAGGCAATAGAACCCACAAAAGTACCCATAGCAACTGTTCCGGCACCGATTTTCTTAGTTAAACCGCCCATCGATGAACTAGCTCCGCCTAATGATGATGTACTAGCCGTTGCCAATTGAGCTTTTAATTTAGTAGCTTCACTCTCAGCCTTTGCAATATCATTTGTTAGTTTTTGAGCTTTTGCAGAGTTTGCGTCAAAGCCTGGACTAGACTTTAAATTAGCTAACTCTTGTTTTAGTAACTTAGCCTTTGCTTCTGTGGCTGATAATTGGTTACCTAATGCTTGTAGCTTGCCTTTAAGAGCCGAAGTATCACCTGTTAATCTAAAAGCAGTATCTAGGTTTTTAGCTTGTGTACTCATAGAACGTATATCAGAGTTGACACCAGTAATTGCTTTCGTAACACTGGTAGCGTCCGCCCCGAATTTAAGCATATAGCTCGTTGTGTTTGCCATATAATACATTTCCTTTCTTTTGTCAATACTTAATTATAGCATAAAAAAAAGACCCCGTAAAGGAGCCTTTTTCAACTATCCCAAACTCTTAAAATCCGTTGGTGTGAGAATCTTAGTCTTATATGTGTCAAATACTGAAGCGTTTTTTGATGTGCGTTCTACGATGAACTGCTTAATGTTACCGACAGTGTCAAATGAACGACCAGCAACAGTCAAAGTGCGAGTATAAACCTTTGGATTGATTTCATCTTCGTCTTCATCGTCACTTTCTGTATAAGCCGTTGATGTAGCATTGTAATAAACTTCAAGCTTTTGGGTAGTTGTGCCATCGGCTGATTGAACTGTCAAAATACGTTGAATGTCAAACGTTGGGTACCCACCACCATCAACATATCCACCATTAACCAACTTATAACCCATTTGAGCCATTTCAGTTTCATTATATTGCAAGTTATCCATTTCGATTGTCAACTTCTTAGGGTTAATAAGTGACATGTGTGTGGTAGCGTCAGCATAGATTGTTTTTGTGTCTTGATCTACTGATGGCGCAAACTTTTGAACACCAGTTGAGTTAACAAAACCAGTCGTTCCGCCTTCGGTAGTACTTGCCATAGCAACCTGTTCAGAACCATGTGTAATTTTACGTGTATCATACATAATTGATTAATTCTCCTTAATTTAAGATACTTTCATTGTAGCATATTATCACCATTTTTGCAAGAAACTTTTACCATGTACCCTTTTGAAACGGTCTAGGAACCCTTTATGTTTTCCTCTTTTGTTAACAGAATTTACTACTTTCATATAACCATCAAGAGGAACCAGTGTAGCTCCGTATTTGCCACGGTTTAATGTCATAGTAGACCTCATACGACCTGTTTTGATCGGAGCAGTTGAACGCCATACTGATAATGCAGATGTCATGTCACCACTTGCTTGTTTTGCTACCTCATCTCGTTTTTCTAATATTTTAGCAGTCATAAGCCGTGGTGGTAATTTAGTTAAATCTGATATATCTATTTTTTTAGCACTCATAATATTAATACCTGCCTATTGAATGTAGTCATTTCATTTAAGTGATCGTCCCTCATAACTTCCGCAACCTGTTCATAACCCAACTCGGCTAGTTCTTCAGTAGCGTTCATTGAGTTGTTGATGTAAAGAACTAATGTTACTCTCCAAAAATGAGGTCTAGCGTCAGCCAATCTTTTTTCATGAATATAGGTTAAGACCGCCATTTTATCGTCAATCGTTTGCATTTCGTTTTCGCCGGCATACCATTCTAGTTCCGTAAATAGAGGTGATAGTTCATCATAGTATGGTTTTAGTTTGTCTTTAAAATCTGCCATTAAATGATCACCTCCCCTTTTACTCGTCCGAATGTCTTTTGTGAAACATTGCTCAAACGATACTTTTTACCATTACTAATCGTCACACTATCAAAGTTAATAAAGTCGTCAATATTACCAGAAAATTCAATAGTACCCATTAGCCGTACGTTATTCTGGAATTGATACCATGCCTTTTGTTTTGTGCTAGGATTATATAGATACCCTTTCACTGTTCTGGGTGGCACATCACTGGAGTTCTTTTTTTCCAATTTAAATACTCTCATTTTACCCAGCATATCTAATCGCCTCCTCTAGTGTAGCAATGTTATACGTATGCCATTTATACATGCTTGCACTTAAATCGCTACCATACTCCGCCATAAATACAAACTCTTGACAATATGAGCCGAGGATGTTGTTTGAAACGTCCTTTTGCACAATTGGGTTTATTAATTCGGCTTGTGTTAGTGCTTGCTTTTCTAACATCGCTAAGTGAGCAGTCCAAGCACTATAACTCTCATCATCTAACTGTAAAATCTCTTTATAATCGAATATCATTGTGTCACCTCCTATCAACAAATTATACCATAAAAAAAAGCCCTCGTCTAGAGAGCCTTTATATTTTACTTTTGCCAACAATCGCCTTGCCAACAATCGCCTTGTCAACCAATGCTATGTCTTCCGGCGTTACGCTAAAACCTCAGCATAGATAGCCTTGTTAGGTGCTTTTAATGAGCCGGCAACATATGCACGACTTTCGATTACCTGAGAGTTAGTGTTGATTACGAATGATGACAATGTTTCAATACCAGAACCAGAAAAACCAATCAAGTATGAGTCAGTATCAACGATAACAATTGGGTTCTTTTCAGGTAAGCGAGTAGTACGAACAAGCTTTCCACCCAAGTCCAAGTTACCAGTAAACATTGCAACAGACCATGCGTCACCAGTTAAAGCTAACTTAGCCCATGCGTTTGGTGAGACGAATACTGTTGGGTTATCAGCGTCAAGTGAGGCGATGTCTGTGATCAAACGTTCTTTTAAAGCTTGTCCATCGTAATTTTTTGCTAATGTTGTTTTGGTAGCCAATGTGTCACCGATGATTGGACGAATAGCCGTGAATGCTGTACTATCTTCGTTCTTAACACCACCAACCAAAATAGCTTGTGAGATACGTTGCAACACATACTTAGGTAATTCTTCAAGTACATAAGACACCAATGCTCCGCCCTTTAAGTAAGTCATGTGATCCAAACGTTGCAACTTGTAGATAGCCTTAGGGAAGATGTCACGTGATTCCAAAGCCAATGTTTGGACTTTCTTTTCAACGTTAATCGTATGTCCCCATGCGCCGTCAGCATTTTCATTAGGGTCGATAATTAATGAGCCGGGTTCGATGTTGAATACTGGTGAGAATTGTGAGAAAACACGGTCGGTACGCAATGTGTCTTCGATAGCACCAATAATCTTCTTTGGTAAAATATCATCTTCATTAACGTCCTGTGTAATGGCTTGTTCTGAACGTTCGGAAACAATATCCTTCCACTTACGACTAAAAGTTTCTGTGTTACCTTGTGTTTCTAGAGCTAATTTGGCGTACAATTCAACCGCCTTAGATGTGCTTAAAAATTCAATTCCCATATCATAGGTCTCCTTTATTTTTCATGATACGTTTATTATATCATAGTATTATTAATAGTGCAAGCGGTCGAATGCCATTTCTTCTTCCAATGACAAGCTACGGCGGTCAACAGATGGCATGAATGATTGTAGCGTTGCAATTTGTTCCTTTAATGATTGAACTTCTGCGTTTTTATCATCAGCCGGTGCTTTATCGTCCTCAGGCTTATCATCTTTTGGTTTAGCCTCGTCAAAGTCCTTCTTCAAATCAGCGATGGCGTCTAATACGTCTTGTAATGTTGGGGCTTCTTTATTATCAGCCGGTTGTGTCTTAGGTTCTTCGTCCATTTTATCGTCCTCTTCTTTCTCGATTGCTTGCTTAACAATTTCTGCGGTAGCCTTAGGGTCGGCTGGTGTAGATGTCAAAGATAATTCAAGTAAGTCAATACTATCAATATTCCCTTTATCGTCAATGTTATCTACCCCAAAACCAATAGATACATAGTTAGTACCAGCTTCAATTCCCTCTAACAACAAATCACGATCAGGTGCGTTTTTAAATAATGAACCCTCATAGTGTAATCCGTCATCATCAACAGCCGTCATAGTGACAGAACCAATTGATGGTTTATTCCAATCATGAGATAAAAGAAGAGGTACAGTTTTACCGACTACTTCTTTACCTGCGTCTTGAGTTACTGTGATACCAGAACGTGTCATCGTGAGAGAGTTAGCAATACCTTGAATTTTACCACTGTCATTCTTCTGAACTTTTGTCGCTAACGTTGCTATCTTCATTCGTAGTGTCTCCTGTCTTTAGTTTTTGGTTAAGCTCATCATCATTTAAAGCAACGGCGTTCTTATTACTCCAAATAATCTGTCCGTAACCGCCCTCAAATGGCTTTAATCCTAGTTTAGCACGAACGTCATCAGATTGCAAGTATCCGTTATAAATACCCTCTTTTGCCATTTGTGTGAAGCTCTCTAATGTGGCGAATTGCATAAGATCTAAGATTATAGAAATATGTCCACCATTAGTATAAGTATAATAATCTAATAATTCAAAGTTTAATAATTCTTCTAATGCGCCGATGAGTGGCTGAAGATGTTTTGCGTAAAATGCTCGATAATCTTCTTCGGTATATTCTCCCGATAACATTTTAGGCGACAAGTGCAAATGCTCGTAGATTAAAGTCTTCAAATCAGATAAAGCAACACCATCGGGTTCAGTAACATTACTGTGATCTTTAGTACTCTCATTCTCAAACGTAAAGAACTTACCATGTTTTTGAATTTGATTGTCAGCTGTTTGAAGTCTATTATCCATTGTTTGTTGTGCTTGTGGATTATTAGGGTCTTGTTCCCCTTTCATAGCTTTCAATCTACTTTGTATTTCGATAACTGATGTAGTGTGTCGAGTACTTAATGTATGAATGAGCTTTGTATATTCTTCGGTTAGTCGACTAGGTAATTCTAACTTTAAGTGTTTATAATCATATCGCTTATAACCAAACTCAGCATTTCGTGACATATAAATCTTTGAAACTTGCTTTGCGTCTTGTGGTTTAACGATTTTATAATATACATATCCTCGCTTCAAGATAGAGTATGCAAATTCAAACAACATCTCATTAGCCGTGACATCATCATTAGGCTTCAAGTTCAAAAGATAGTCTAATTTCTGTGTGTTAGATGTGTTATCAAATACGAACTTAACCTTTGTAAACTCAACTGCAATAAACTCCGCTACGTTATTAAATATATCAAAGTCCATCATATTTGGGTCTAAAAAGATTGAGTTTGTTAAATTGTTAGTTACAGGCACAACATAATCAGGTGTGCTATTTATTTTTGTATTAATATCATCAAATTGTGACATATAGTTTTCTCCTTACCATGCTATTCCAGTATCTTCGTCTTGTAATTCCCAAACATAATAAGCTTGAATAGTAGCAAGAACTGGATCAATTTTATCAACAGCTTTTTGTTTGTTAGGGTAAATATTATTGTTGGCGTCTATCTTAACTCGTAGATTATTCAAAGCCCATAGTAACAAATCATCGTCACTTTGGAAGTCTCCTCCCGCAATTCTGGCTTTAACCGTCTTGAGAGGTTGTGATAAACTCATAACATTTTGTCTAATTTTAGTGTACATACCCTCGCCATAATCCTGTGTAACTCTACGTTGATAGGCTTTACTAAAGAATGCATCTCCACCAAAACCAATTGGCATTAATCTGTTCTCTTGAATGTAATCATCTAACCACTTATAAACTTCATCTTGGTCGATTGCAGAACCTTTTGTTAGGATAAGTGAACCCTCATTTATTAAACGAACATACATAAGTCGTTGTGCCTTGCTAGTTTTGTTCTCGAATGTGTTTTCAGGTAAGAATGCAAAGTTACGTGTTCTAAGTTTGTTCTCATTACGCCACATGATTGAAATAGCCGTCAAGTCCTCAACCTCAGAAAAGTCACTACCGATTGTTACCTCATTACCCCACTCAACATCTTGTATCTCACGAGTTGCTTCAAGTTCGTCAGTCGTAAATAGTGCATTAAATGATGACTGTGGAATATTGAAACTCTTGGCTAGTATCTCGGCTTGTGCGACTGGGTTACCTTGAGTTTTAGCTAACATATCTTTAATAATCTGAGGGTCTGATATATTACGAACAAATGGCATTGCTTTCTCGTATAAATCAGGATTGGTTACTTCTTCCACATCGTCCATCTTATAAATCATAGGAAATGTAGACCAGTCCTCAATATCACCGGCTAGTATTTTTTCCCACCGCTTATAATAATCATCAAAGACACTATCTCTAACTTGTCCGTTGGTTGATATATAAACTGTGGTAAAGCCTGTTTTCTTTCGTTTAGGAGCAGAAGACTTACGAACGTTTTCAATTACGTTTACATGGTAACTATGGAACTCATCGAATATTGCTAGACGAACGTTTGTGCCATCTAATGTGTTATTATCCATTGCTCTAATTTCTATTTGTGAGTTAGTTGGAGCGTATTTGATTTTTCCTAAGATTGGTTTTAGTAGTTCATGTTTTTTTAAATCACCCAATACACTACGTTCATCACCAGCCATTTCACTAGCCGTTCGGAAAGTTTCATGTGACTGCTTGATTGAGTTTGATAGTACGATGACATCATTACCTTTGTAAGAACCAACCATCATAACAGCTAGGGAAAGTGCAGCCATAAACGTAGACTTACCAGAACCAGCCCCAATAACCAAACCAATATCGTTAATTATCTGCCGGTGAGTATCAGGATCAACAAAACCGAACAACTCTAACCAAAACTTTTGCTCAACTTGAAGTCTCATAGGGTGACTTTCTTCATCGTCACCTTTTTGCAAGTATATGAAACCCTCTATAAACGATATTAATGCTTTTGGGTAAGTATCATCATATTCAAATTTGTTTAGGTATTGTGGTATTCGGTCAAGAGCTTGTTTCGCCTCAATAGACATTGGTTTTCCCGCCCTAACCAGCTTTAAATATTCATAATACCATTTCATCTATTGCCCTCCTTGTCATTAATATGCTAATTATAACACAAAAAAAGAACCCTCGCAATACACAAGAGTTCATACTAGTATCTTTGTTAACGGGGTGACGTCCTCGGGTTGTTCGTCTCGTTGAGTTGGAGCCAGATGCCATACTGGGGAATGATTTTTATGCGCACAGGAATTTCAAACAAAACCTTATGTATATTATATCATTATCCTAATTTAATTGCAAACCCATCTTTAATTTTCTTCTCGAGTTCTTCTGCATCTGATGAGCCGGTGTCTTTTTGTGCTTTCAGAATACGTTCTTGTGTAAGCTTGTCGAAGTGGTCTGGGTACATCTTTTCAAACAACGAGAGAGTTGACTTTAAATCATTCTGGCGTGTCTCAGTTACTTCTCTTACTTGAATTTTATCTCCACTATCTTCGTCAACTTCATAGAACTTTTTAGTGGTTGTGTTGTTTTGGTTTAAGAATGTGAAGAATGCGTCTAGGACATCCTCCGGTATAGCACTACCATTGAATTTTGGTGTTTTCATATATTACCTCATTTCTCAAATTCTTCTAACAATTTTTCTATTAATTTGAATAAATTTGGCATTTTTAGATTTTCTGTTTCCATTAATTCTAAAACTAAATATAAAAATAAACCAAAAATGTATAGTGGTATTGCACCTACTAAAATCGGTATTAATAAAATAAAGTAAATTGTTTTCATTATATATTTCATAG